ATGGCTAAAGCAACCGAAGCAAAGCTCTCGGAACTGCATGGCGTCGTTGCCGATGAACTCAAGCGACGCATCGAAGATGGTGAGGCGTCAGCCGCCGACATCGGCGCGGCCATCAAGTTCCTGAAGGACAACCACATCACGGCAAGCATCGAAGACAACGAGGGCCTGTCCGACCTCCGCAAGAAGCTGGAGGAGAAGATGGCGAAGCGTGGCGCGAAGGTCGTGCCGCTCACTCGTCGTGCCGTGCCTGACGAGACCGACATCAACGACGTGCTCGATAGCATTGAAAGGAGCGCGATGTAATGGCCCAACGCGAGAGTGCTGAACAGGCCCTCTTGCGATGGGAAATGCTGGAGCTAGTGCAAGCTGCGTACCCCACGTTCGAGCCTTTCCTCGAAGACGTGATGACGGAACTCGGCTTCTCGACTACCGAAATCCAGAAGGACATCGCGGAGTTCCTAGAACACGGCCCGCACTACCTGATGATTCAGGCGCAGCGCGGCCAAGCAAAGACCACGATCACCGCTGCTTACGCAGTCTGGTGCCTTATCCACGATCCACGGCTGCGCGTGCTGATCCTCTCAGCAGGCGGCACACAGGCCAACGAAATCTCGACGCTCATCGTCCGCATCATTCAAACGATGGACGTACTCGAATGTCTGCGCCCCGACCGTAACGCGGGCGACCGCACCTCGGTCGAAGCCTTCGACGTTCACCACTCCCTCAAGGGGCTGGATAAGTCACCAAGCGTTGCCTGCGTCGGTATCACCGGCAACTTGCAGGGCAAGCGCGCTGACTTGTTGATCGCGGACGACATCGAGTCGCAGAAGAACGCACTGACCGAACACCAGCGGCAAACCCTGCTGAACCTGACGCGTGACTTCCCGTCGATCTGCTCGACCGGGCGCATCGTCTACCTCGGCACGCCGCAGTCGGTGAACTCGATCTACAACACGCTGCCGGGTCGCGGCTACACCGTCCGCATTTGGACCGGGCGCTATCCGACCAAGGAGCAGCTAGAGAACTACGGCGGCATGATCGCCCCGATGATCCTGCGCCGCCTCGAAGCGGACCCGACATTGGGAGAACCCCGGTGGGGACCATTGGGCGACCAAGGCGCGCCGACCGACACCGAACTACCAGCAGGCACCGAGGAGTACCTGTGCAAGAAGGAGACTGACCAAGGCCCGAGCTACTTCCAGTTGCAGCACATGCTCAACACGAAGCTGGCCGACGCCGACCGTTACCCGCTGCGCCTCATCAAGATTCAGTCCGTCCGCATCATGGGCGACATGTTCCCGATGGCCGTGCAACCGGGCCTCCTGTCGCAGGACTGCGTGTCCTACGAAGTCAACGGCATCACGTACACGCTCGGCGTCCCCTCGACCGTCTCCGACGACCGCTCACGACTGCAAGGCATCGTCATGCACGTTGACCCTGCGGGCGGCGGTAAGAACGGCGACGAGACCGGGTACGCGGTCGTGGGCTTCCTCAACGGGAACATTTGGGTGCTCGATGTCGGCGGCGTACCGGGCGGCTACTCGGTCGAGGGCTTCAAGAAGCTCTCCGGTATCGCCCGAGATTGGAAGGTCAACCGCATCATCGTTGAGAAGAACTTCGGCTTCGGCGCGTACCTGAATACGTGGCTACCGATCCTTCGCGGCGAGTACGTCGCGGTCAACAACGGCGACGGCCCCAACGGCTGCGCCATCGAAGAAGTCTACGAGACCGGGCAGAAAGAGCTTCGCATCATCGACACGCTTGAGCCGGTCATCGCACGCGGCGCGCTCATCTTCAACGACGAGATTGCACGGCGAGAGAACGCATCCCTCGCTGGCTATTCGCTGGAGAAGCGCAACACGTACTCCCTGTTCCATCAGATCGCATTCATCACCCGCGACAAGCAGTCGTTGCAGCACGACGACCGCCTCGACGCGCTGGCTGGTGCTGTCCGCTATTGGGTCCGACTCCTCGGCGTTGACCAAGAGAAGGCCATCGAAGCGCAGCGCGCAGCCGAGTTCGAAGCGTGGCGCAAGAACCCGCTCGGACGCCCCGTATCCACCGCACCTCGCGGTGGCTCCCTTATGAACCGATACAAGAGGTAATCAATGAACTTCGTGAACCTTCCCGACCTGCGCCGCGTGGTCCGTGGCTTCGATCTCCGCGTGGACGCTGCTCGCGCAATCTCGCACGTCGAACTCGCCAAGGCCCACGGCTCGACCAACGTGGACGCCGCGACCGACCTCCGCACGTTCTTCATCGCGTGCGCGAACCACGTCGATGTGGTGCTCGGCGGCACCGGCTCGCGGGTAGTGCTGGTCGCAGGCGGGGAATAATATGGCTCGCATCCCCTCGACCGTCGCTAAGGTCGTGGTCGGTGCGGGGATTGCAGCGCTCGCTCTCATCGCCAAGTTCGAGGGCGAGCGTCCTACAGCCTACCTCGACCCGGTGGGCATCCCGACCATCTGCTTCGGCCACACCTCCGGTGTGAAGCTCGGGCAGACCGCGACACACGAGGAGTGCAAGGCCCTGCTGCAAGAAGACGCCGACAAGGCTGCTTCGCAGGTACATGCGCTCATCACCGAACCCATCACCCTGAGCGAACTCAACGCCTACACCTCGTTCGTCTACAACGCGGGCGCGGGTAACTTCGCCTCGTCCACGCTGCTGAAGAAGCTGAACGCGGGCGATCACGTTGGCGCGTGCAACGAGCTTACTCGGTGGGTGTACGCCAAGGGCAAGCTGCTGCCGGGACTCGTCAAGCGGCGGGCCGAGGAGCGCGAGCTATGCCTGAAGGAGCTTGCATGACCACGCTACTTGAAAAGGTACTTGCGGTAGTCATCGCCCTGTTGATCGCGGTCGGCACAGGCCAGTGGTTCCTGCTCCGCAACGCCGAGCACAAGGCCGCTGACGCGCTCACGCAGTTGGGCGCGACCCAAACCCTGCTCGACGCCGAGAAGGCCCGCAGCACCGCTTTGGTGCAGTCCAACGCGGCCCTGAAAGCGGCGGCAGATACGAAACAGGCCGAACTCGACCGGATCAGCCGGGAGGCGGCAGCAACTAGGAGCAAGCTGGATGCAGCACTTAAAGCGAACCGTGCTTGGGCTGACGCTCCTGTGCCTGACGCTGTGTGGGACAGCTTGTTCCCTCGCGCCGAAGGTGCAGACGCAGACCATCGTACAAAAGGAGCTACCGCCCGAAAGCCTGCTGGCTGACTGCGCGTACGCCCCGGAACCTTCTGAACGGACCAACGCGGCCCTCGCTGTATACGTATACAGTGCGCGGACCGCGCTGGACGTGTGTAACGCCGACAAGGCGGCGCTCCGTGCGTGGGCTAGTCAAGCTTCGCAGCCAGCCCGCCCGCATTGATGTGAACATAGCGTTCGAGCGCGGACATCGACTTGTGCCCTGTGATGGACTTCACCTCAGCGATTGACAGCCCCTTCTCGAAGAACCGGCTGGTGGCCTCGTGCCGCAGATCGTGCAGGTGGAAGTTCTCCATCTTGGCCCGAGCGACCGTCCGCGTGAACGCCTGCGTCACTGCCTCCTCGGTCAACTCCTCGAAGACCTGACCCTTCCGCTTCGCCGGATCGGGCTGGTAAGCCTCCAGTGCGTCGATGGCGCGCTTGGACAGCGGCACGACCCGCGACGACCCGTTCTTAATCGAGAAGTCGCCATTCACGCCGCCGCCCTCAATCAGGTGGATACGCCGCTTCGGGATGTCGATGAACTCCCATTGCAGGTTCACCAACTCTGCCCGCCGCATGGCCGTCTCCAACGCGAGCACGATCAGCGGACGCAGGTACTTGTTCCGAGCCTTCTCCGCAGCGAACAGCAGCCGCGCCTCCTCATCGTCGCGCAGCCGTCGTTCCCTGTGCGGAGAGTGCTTGGGCCGCTCGACCTCCTGAACCGGATTCTCAGGAAGCTCGACGCCCCATTCCTTCCGTGCCTTCTCGATGACGTGCCCGAGCAGGTTCATTTCCCGATTCACCGTGGACCCGGAGACCTTCTCCAGCCGCTCGTCCCGCCACTTGGCGACGACATCCTTCGTGAAGTTCACGAGCCGGTACTGCGCGTACTTCGTGTCAAGCATGGCATTGAGCCGGATGACCTCGACCGCGCCGCCCTTCTTCTTGCTGCTCACCTTGTCCCGGTACGTCTCAAGCATGTCCTTGAGCGTGGCGGTCTGAGCGATGCTGCTGACCCGGAACGCGCCCTTGTCCATCCCGTACTCGACCTCGCGCATCCACTGCTCGGCCTCTTTCTTCGTCTTGAACGTCCGGGACTGCATCGGGAAGCCGGTGCGTCTGATCTTCGCCTGATACGTCACGTCGCCGTTGAAACCCTCTCGCGGTACGATTGTGCCCATCGTGTCCTCCTCTCGTGTGGAGTGTTACCTTGGGATCAACTGTACCCGAATTGTACCCGAATGTCAATCGATAGAGTACGAGACGCCCGCGCAGCAAGGCGGAGCGGGCGGCGATTCAATGCCCTCCGAAGGCAGGGGTTGCTGGTTCGATCCCAGCCGGGCGCGCCAAGTACCTGTAGTATCAAGGACTTACACCACCCTCTGCTGTACCAGTCAGTTCAAATCACCCTCGATTTACCCTCTTTTCGTACCCGCGCTGTTCCCGAATTTGTCCCGAGTACCCGAGCGATCCCCGAGCGACCCGGACCGAAAATTGGTCTGGTAATCCGTGAGGGTAGCGCCGCCGCGTGCGCGTGGGGATTCCCCCGTAGGCCCCGCGTCGAGTCGCCTCGTGAATGTGCCGGGGTGGGCAGGGAGGGTGCCGGGGCCGTAGCGGGGCCGTGTGTGCCCTAGCTAGGCAGGCGTCATACCGTACGAATCCCTTTGTAATCAACGAGTTAGCACGGGTAACAGGGCCGTCATTCCCTATTCGGGTACACATCCGGGCCAATACAGGGCCGTAGAGCGGCTGTAACGGGCTGTCTGATGCGCTGATACCTGCCGAACGCTACTAAGGGCATGGCGGGGCTGTACGCAAGCGATAGAGCCATTGTGATTACTGCCCTTACTGTCCCTAGCTAGCTTCTGGCAACGTGCTACGAATCGAATGCACGGACGCGCCCTATCTATTTGCTCTTTTTCAATTTCAGTCACCTTACCGACACAACAGACAAGCTGTGTCCGTGTGCCCTGTGCCTGCTATGCGCTCCCTGTGCTGTGCTGCCTGTGCCCTGTGCCGATACCTGCGCTGTCACCTGTGCGGAATGTCCGGTAATCACCCTGGGATTCCCTGTGCTGTGCCTACCCTGCTATTCCCTGCCTATACCCTGCTATCACTCCCTAGTCACACTCCGAACGCTACCTATCCGCTATCCCTGCCGTTAGCCCTGCCTATCCCTGTGCTGTGCCATGCCATGCAATGCCCGTATCTGTCCGATCGGAGCGGATGCGACGATCTATTACCGAGGGGGAATTACTCGGGTACACAAAAGGCACTTGACACAAGCTTACGTTTAGCCCTATAGTTCAATCCAACGCAGCACCGAACAGACGAAAGCCTAGCCCTAACGGGCAGTCAGTAGACAATGAGGTGTAGCGTGATAGTGGTAGCAGTAGCAGCAAAGTTTGATTGTGTCGGGTACAAACAAGGCACTTGACACAAACGAAAGACAGCAGTAAGATTCATCCAACGCTGCAACGAAGTAAACGCAGCAAGCAACACGGTAGGAAACATCGGGACTAGCACTGTGAATCCCGACAGTTGGAAGTATTGAGTACGCAATCAATGCGAAGTACCCGGATGGGGAAAAGCGGCGGGCGCTAGGACGGACAAGCTACGGCGAGTTGAGCGTAGTGCGTTCGGGCCAGTACAGGCTCAGTACGGATGGCTGTGTGCCCGATCTTTAACAATTCAGAGCGTCAACTACTGGCCGGTGCTGCGACTAATGCGTTGCACCTGAGCACTGGCCGGTACGAGACCGTGGGCATTGCACGTTGCGTAGTCAATCGCGGGTCAGCCGTGATCGCTGTGCAGTGCCACGAGACAAGCGCATTCGTTCGGGGAACCTGTTGGGTCGGACACACGGCCAGCAGAAGCCAGTAACGGACATGACAGGCGGGGATACCCGATCTGAGTGCGCTTCTCTCGACGGTCAATCAACGCGGGGCAGTACAGCCCGGACCCGATCTAGCTTTCACAAGGAGGTCAACATGCAGACCAAGGTATGTCGTGGCACGGCCACAAACGTCATCCGCGATGCTTCTGGCATCCGCGTCAAGTACCACAACACCATCGTCGCCACTAAGGCACTGGACGGCACCGTAACGCTCAATAGCGGCGGCTGGCGTACCAACACGACGAAGACTCGAATCAACCAGTTCGCCAATGAGTTCTGCAACGGCACGTTCGCCGTGTATCAGCGGAAGTTCGATTGGTACGTCCGTATGCCTGATGGGACCGAGTGCGAGTTCTACGACGGCATCGCCTTCCCTGCTGCCCGGATTCCGGCTGGTTGGGACAAGGTGGAGGCGTGACATGCGGACACTCGACATTGAAGTGACCGACACGTTCGGCGGCGAAGCGAATTACTGTTGGGTCCGTCGCTATAGCATCGAGGTGCGCGATAGCACGTCAACCAAGCAGATCGTTCGGCGCGTCAAGCGCGAGATCGGTTGGGAAGACTGGTGCCGCGTCCACGTCGAGAACTACGGCGACGACATCACCCTCCGTCCGACGCTGGCTTCCGGCGTGAATCAGATTTGCTTCGTGACGGAGAGGGTCGAGGCATGAAGACTGCAACCATTGAGGTTTATCACGTCTTCGGCACTCGGTCCTGTAAGTCGGCGGATGTGCTGTATCGTGGAAAGCTGCTCTACCGGGCGGCTGGTTTAGAACAACAACAGAAGCTTCTGGACGACGCTCGTAAGTGGGCGCTGGACAAAGGTTTCACACACATAATCGTCCGGCATTTATCCTGACGGTTGCTCTAGGCCCGCTGTACAATCGCGGGCCGTCTATGTCAACGTCTTGTAAGGTCAGGGCGTTTACCTAGACTTTCCTAGCAAGTGGCGCGTGCTGACAGCGTGCGTACAGCCCTGTTAGCGATCCCTAATTGATGGCCCGAGGGCCAATATAATAAGAATGCGTGAGGTAGGCTATGAAGCACCGAACCATTGGCAGTAACCAATCTGTCCTGACGTTCAAGAACGGCGTGTCGATCCTGTTCTCATATGAGACACCGTGCGCCGCTTACGTCCCGAACGAAGGGTACAAGCGAACGTCTGACTTCGTGAGTCGGACAACGCAGCGACACATAACGACGTGGATAGGCAACAACCCATCCGAAGCCGTTCCACAGTCGGTCATCGTGTCGTACATCGGTAGTGCTGCTGGTCGGCACGAGGATGATGGTAATGAAGACGCAGCTTGATTCTGACTCTCTCCACAAAGCCGGTGCGTTCTTGCTACTGGCTGTCCTCCTAGCAGCAACCTTCCTTCTGTAAAGCTCCAGCTTCAAGTCCCGCATTGATCGGGTCTTGTGTCGGGCGCTTTGCGTTCGTTAGTTGTCCTCTTAACTTCCGGCCCATCGTGGGCGTACTGGAGACATGCCATGACCGAGAAGAAGTATCTCGACAAGGTTGCGCTCGACAAGCTGATTACGTCGATTGAAGGGCGCGGCAAGAAGTTGCAGGACGACGTGCAGAAGGCTGCGCTGTCGGCTCTGCATATCGTCAACGATGGTGCGGGCGACATTGGCCCCGCGAACCGGCTGCTGCTGGCCGTGCCTTCTGGTATGCGTCGCACTGCGCTGGCGTCGTACCTCGTGTCGTTCGGCAAGCTGAAGCTCAACGAGGACAAGGAGACCAAGCGCGAGAAGCCTGTCGTGTTCGACAGCAAGCGTCCGGGCGACACGGACGGCGCGTCGGGCATCACTTGGTACAACTTCCAGCCGGAACCCGAACTCAACAGTGACACCGTGTTCGATCTGCACGCTGCCGTCGTGGCTTTGATCCGCAAGGCAAGCAAGGGCAACAACGACACGGAGTTCTTCCGGCGCATCCTCGCGGCTGCTCCCTCCGATGTGCTGGAGAAGGCAAAGATTCCGCAAGAGATCATCGCAAAGCTCGCGCCGAATCAATCGACCGAACAGACGGTATAACCTGCCTCATTTCGACGCACGCAAATGGTGCGACGATTGTTGACCCTGTGTGTAAGTGAATGTAACATTGCGTTCGCCTTACACAGGGTTTACGGCAGATAAAAGCACCCTAGACGGACACCTCCCGTCATTCCGGCCGCACTTCAGGGCCAATTTGTGAACAGCGCGACAGGCGGGGGCTTGTCGCATCGGACTGGTTCGCTTGTCGCAAAACCAACTGCGCTCCCTCCCAAGGTGCGCCGTCCTTCACTGGACAGTGTTGAACTATTACTGCGCAAAGCACGAATATACTTTTGGACGGGTCAATGAACACCATCCTCAACATTGGTCTTGCTCGTAACGACGGCAAGCCCGACAACGGCGTTCTGCATGTTGTCGCAAGTCTCAACGAATACGGTTTCAAACTGGTGGCTGGCGAAGTCTTCGAAGTCACTCACGCTCATGGCGTCGAGCAAACGCTCATTGCTGAAGTCGAGTACCAACACAACGCGATCTATCTCCCGGCTGCTGTCAAGGCACTGGCTGATGAACTGGCGCAGGACTGCATCGCAGTCGGCTACCTTCAGGATGGCACGCTGCAAGGCGGCGATCTGTACGGTTCGAAAGCTGCTGAATGGGGTCCGTTCAATCCGCAGTATTTCTTTTGCCCTACCCGATAAGGACACCTACGCATGTTGGTCTTCCGCATCGAGGATGCGGCGGGCAAAGGTGCGTACCGATCATCCTGTCATAGCCACGAACCAGACGAGAAGCGTCAGCCCGCACCGTGGGAAGACGGCAAGCTGCTTTCCGTATGGGCTGGTCTCGTGGACTCGGGCATCAACAGAGATTACTTCTTCGGCTTCGGCTCGCTGACTCAGCTTAAGTGCTGGTTCTACGACGAGGAGTGGCGTGCTCACGCCGATGCCTCGGGGCTTCGTATCTCCGTGTACGAAGTGGATGCGCTCGCCTGTCATCCGACAGAGATCGACGCGTACCTCGCCTACCGTGGCTCGAAGCAAGTGATCTTCCGCAGGGAATCGGCACGGCTCGTCCGTCACATCAGCCTTCTGGCTATCTGAAACGTGCGCAGTACAGGCACACCTTTGGGAGCATCTAAATGCAACCTCGCATCACGTACGTCTACGACGCCAACGGTCGGATCATCGCCGCCGTGGTTTCGGGTCTGGTCGGCAATGCAACGCCGCGTCTTAACACAGCCATTCGGAGCGCCCAATGAATCTGTTCAACGTCCAGCAAGCACGCCGTCGAATCTTCAACGCTATCGACACGGTGCAGCGGCTCGACCAAGCGCGTGCTACGCCTCAGTTCAACGAGTCGTCAATGGGTCGGCGCATCGCAGAGCGTCAGAAGGAGCAGCGCGAGCAGGTTCGTCACACGCTCGACGTGCTGGTGGCCGCACACCATGAACGCGACGCCTTGCTCAAGGAATTGCAAGAGACCAAGGCAGCGCTCGAAGTCCTCATTGCGGCTGCACCGAGCAAGGTTCTGGCGAACGCCGTCGCTCCGCAGGAATGCCGCAGCAGCTATTGCGAGTGCGAGCGCGGCAAGTGCAGCGCGGGCCGCATCGACAAGCGCGACGACGTGCAGTACACCGGGCACGGCGCGAAGACGGGCGGTCTCCAGCAGCACAGCATCGGTCCCGAGTACCCGTACATCACGTACAAGCGCGGCGACTACTGGCGAATCCTCGACAGCCGCACCGGCAACACGCACTACCGCGAGTTCGCTCAGTCCGAGACCGCGCACAAGTGGGCGCGTTCGTTCAGGCTGGCCGACGATTCTGGCGGCAAGGCGCGCATCGGGAAGCAAGGCGAGTTCACAACCCATAAGGAGGAGTGGTAATGCGTCAACAGTTCCGTACGAACCTGCCCGAGCAGGACGATCTGCACCCGCTGTCGGTGCAGTTGAAGGATGACAAGTGGCATGTCTTCGATGCCAGCACTGGCGGCTGGTCGAAGGAAGGCTTCGAGTCGTACAAGGGGGCCGATGCACTGGCCCGCGAGATCAAGCATCAGCAGAAGGTGAACGCAGCAGCCCGCGTTCTGGAACTGGCCCAAGCCAAGGAGCAAGCATGAGCCGTAACGTCTTCGCAGCACCCATCGTCGTCCGCACCCTGAACACTGTCGGCGGCGAGCGTCCCGGCAAGGCCATGACCCGCAAGAAGGATCGCAAGGCGCGGCAACTTGGCTTCGTCAACTGGCAGCACTTCATCCAGCACGTCCTCCACAACCCGCAACTGATGGAGAACATCAACCGCATCGCAGCGACCGTCGCCGCCCGCCGTCTCGGCGCGTAACACCAGCAAGACACGCAGCCAACGTGAGGCGCGTGCATACCGAAACTCACGGACCATAAATCGCGTTAGCCAAGTGCGCGCATGTTTAGCAAAGGACTCAAACATGAAAGAAATCCTCTCCCTCACCCGGAAAGCTCACGAACTCGCCGTGCGTCTCCACGTCGCCGCGCTTCGTGTTCAGGTCCGCGTCATCCGTGCCGAAGCTGAAGCCGCCCGCGAATCCGCTCGGATCGCATCGGCAGCCGCCGTTAAGGCACGTCACATCGCCAACGATGCAGTCGTTCAGGCCGACGCCTACGACCAGCACGCCGATCACGTCGAGCAGCTTGCTCGTCTCGAAGCGTCCAGCATCGGAGGTCGAATCTAACCATGCTCCGTATCCACAAAGAGTTCAACCTTGGCAAGTGGCACGTCGTTTCCGTCACCTTGTTCGGGTTCCTCGTCATCTACAGAGCGCGCCTCGCATGAACGATCTGTCCGAGGCGTACGAGGAGTTGGGCGTCGAGCCTGACTTCACACCTGTCGATACCGTGTTCAACCAAGTCGGAGTCGGCATCGCTGTCGGCTTCGCAATGCTGGAGATCAACGACGAATGAACGGCGAACAACTCAAGGCTGAAGGACAAGCGAAGGCTCTGAAGCGCGCAGGTAGCGAGTGGCTGGCGACTGCGCTCGCAAAGCTCAAGGAGTACGCGACCGGCGAGTTCTGCTACGGCGTGAACGCCATCACCATCGACACCTTCCGCATCGAAGGCGGCTGTCCCGAGCCGAAGAACCCGAACGCATGGGGCGCGCTCCCGAAGGCCGCAGTCCGGGCGGGCATTCTCCTGCCGACCGACCGCACCTCGAAGGCCGCACGTCCGCAAGCACAGGCCCGCGTGGTCCGCGTGTGGGAAGTCAACCCGGCTGTCCTGTAACGCTTGCTCGACCCGAAGTCATGGCTCGATGCCGCCCAAGCTACCGACGAGGGGCGAAAGCGGCGGGTTGACCACGACTGCGGCGGTGGGCGCACGCTGATCGTCTCGAACGAGGAGCGATGCTACTCGGCTTTCTGTTTCCGATGCGACGACAGGGGATGGTTCCCTAAGCCGCAGGAATCGTTGTCCGAACGCATCGCTCGGCGTGCCCGAGAGGCGCATCAGGACGAGGCCGCAGCCGCGTCAGTGGACTTGCCCGAGCCGATCAATACCGACCCCGCATCCTGGCCCGTCAAGGCCGCAGTGTGGCTGTACAAGGCAGGGATCGGCAAGCCTGAGATAGCCGAGCTAGGAGCGTACTGGCATGAGCCTATGGGTCGTGTCGTGCTCCCGGTTATCAGCGGCGAGGAGATCGTCTATTGGCAGGCCCGCGACCCGTTCTGGACTCGCACCTCCAACCGACCGAAGTACATCAACCCCGAGACCGACAAGCAGCACCTCGTCGCTAAGTACGGACGGGGCGACCCGCTGGTGCTTACCGAGGACGTGCTGTCGGCGTTCCGTGTAGGCCAAGTCACCGAAGCATGGTCTCTCCTCGGCACGAACCTCACCGACGCTGTGCTCGTTCGCATCTTCGAGCGCGGCGGGAAGGTCCGTGTGTGGCTGGACCCCGACGCGGCGGGCCGCAAGGCATCCCGAACCATCATCAACCGGCTGACGGCGTGCGGCGTGGACGCATCCGCTATCCACACGCAGCGCGACCCGAAGCTGTACTCGCGGAGGGACATCGCACTTGTCATTGGACGTGACACTCCTGCGCCTGCTGAAGACGCGGGACAGGTTTGAAAAGCTCTACCGTTCGGTGCCCGAGCAGGGCATTGACGACAACACACGGACGATCCTGAAGGACTTCGGCAGGTACTTTGACGCCAACCCCGGCATCAAGGTCATCGAGCCGGGACCGTTCGCCACTTACTTCAGCCTGCTACACCCGAAGCTCAAGCCCGAGACCATCGGCGTGTACAAGGCCCGCTTCAAGGAGATCGGAAAAGACCCCGAGCCGGGGACCGAGGACGGCATCCTCGAACGCCTCGTGTCTGTCCGCACGGCGGCGAAGCTCCAGCAGTTGCTCGAAGACTTCGACGGCGGCGAGGCTGACCTGTCGGCTGCGCTGCGCGTCATCAACGACGAGCACGAGCAGTTCTTTATGCGGCGCAAGAAGCACCCGAAGGTCCGCGACCGCATCGAAGACATCCTCGAAGAAGACGAGAACGACACCGGCTTCCACTGGCGTCTGAACTGTCTGAATGGCTCGATGCGACCGCTACGTGCTGGCGACTTCGGCATCATCGGTGCCCGCGTCGATACCGGCAAGTCCTCGTTCATCGCAAGCGAACTCACCTTCATGGCCCCGCAGGTAGACCAGCTCTACCCCGACCGTGAGCGGACGATTGTGTGGTTCAACAACGAGGGTCCGGGCAAGCGCATCAAGCACCGGCTGTACAACGCCGCGCTGGAGGAGTCCACCAAGGAACTCATCAAGCGCAAGCAGGCAGGCACGATCTACGACGACTACGTTCAAGCGCTCGGCGGGCGCGACCTGATCTACGTGTTCGACGTTCACGACTACACCATGTCGGAACTCGAAGACATCGTGAAGGAACTCGACCCGGCCATCGTCATCATCGACATGCTCGACAACGTACAGGCAGATGGGCAGGCTCTCAACGGCGGCACACGCACCGATCAGATTCTCGAATGGCTGTACCAGCGTGCCCGAGTGTGGGCCGTGAAGTACGACTGTGCCGTGCTCGCAACCTCGCAGTTGAGCGGAGAAGCCGAGGGCGAAATCTACCCGAAGCAATCCATGCTCGCCAACAGTAAGACCGGCAAGGCCGGGGCCGCTGACGTGATCGTGATGGTTGGTCGCAGCGACTCGCCCGACTTGCAGAACAGCCGGTTCATTTCACTCCCGAAGAACAAGAAGCGACGCGACGGTGGCGTTCAAGACCCACGCCGCGAGGTGACGTTCGACGGGCCACGTTCGATTTTCAAAGACCCGGAGTGACATGGCTACCTACACGAAGGAGATCAACAGGCGTCTCGCCATTGCTGAGGATGACGAACGGGATACGGTGACGCTGGTGCAGAAGGCTGGCCCCGCTGTCAACGACGACATCGTGATCCTCGACGGCGACGAGGCAATCGAGGTGTACCGCTTCCTTCATCGCAAGTTCGGAGGGCAATGAACTACACCGTATGGGACATCGAGACCAGCACTAAGACGGAGTTCAAGCGGAAGGCCAACCCCTTCTCGCCCGAGAACTACGTGGTCTGCCACGGTTTCAGCCGAGGCAAGATTGGTGCGGACACGCTGGCTACACCGAAGGGCGAATACTTCGGCGTGGGCGATGCACTGGAGGACCGCATCGAGGCGTGTAAGAAGCTGCCGAAGGATTGGTTCACGAAGCTGCTGAAGGGTACGAAGGTACTGGTCGGGCAGAACATCAAGTTCGACATCCTGTACGCCATCGCCAACCCGAACTCCAACTGCGAAGAAAACCTCGTGGCTTGGATGGAGTGGGTCACGAGCGGCGGCATCGTGTGGGACATTCAGCTTGCCGAGTACCTACTGCGCGGCATGGAGCAGTCATCGCAGATGATGTCGCTCGATGAGATCGCCCCGGCGTATGGCGGCAACGTGAAGTTCGATGAGGTGAAGGCGCTGTGGGAGGCAGGCGTCCCGACCATCGAGATACCCGAAGACCTTCTCATGCGCTACCTCGTCGGTGGCGACGGCGAGCACGGCGACATCGGCAACACCGAGCTTGTGTTCCTGAAGCAGTTCGAGAAGGCGAAGAAGACAGGCCAGCTACGCAGCATCCTCCTCAACATGGGGTCGCTGCTGTACACGACCGAGGCCGAGCGCAACGGCATGTTCGTTGACAAGGAACTCGGGCTGAAGCTGGCGGCTGAGTTGAAGGAGAAGCTCGACGCGACCGTTGAGGAGTTGCGAGCCTACCTGCCGGAAGACTTGCCCTTCGACTTCAACTGGTCGAGCCGCTTCCATAAGTCGGCGCTGATCTTTGGCGGGCCGGTGAAGTACAAGGCCCGCGCCGTCGTGAAGGATGACGACGGCAAGCCCGTCTACTACCAGAAGGACGAGGAGCACATCACGCTCGTACACGGCGGCAAGACCATGCCGTACGAGGAGTGGGTTCGGATGGATCATCAGCCCGAGCCGGTGCGATTCGCTGGTGGCAAGAACAAGGGCGAACTCAAGAAGAAGAAGGTCAAGGTGCCCGACATCGAGCGCGGCCCGAAGACACGCATCGAAGACTTCGAGTACCACTTCGACGGCTTCACCAAGCCCGACAAGCGGTGGGCCAGTAGCGAGCCGGGTGTGTACTCGACGGCAGCGAACGTCATCGAAGAACTCGGCAACAGGGACATCCCGTTCCTGAAGACGCTGAGTGAAGTGCAGGCCATGACGAAGGACTTGGGCACGTACTTCATCGTCGTGGACGAGGAGACCGGCGAAGAAAAGGGGATGCTTACGCTCGTCCAACTGGACAGCATCATCCACCATTCGCTGAACCACACCTCGACCGTGACGGCGCGGCTGTCGTCGTCCAACCCCAACCTGCAAAACCTGAGCAAGGGCCAGAAGTCGAAGGTCAAGCTCGTGTTCCGATCACGCTTCGGTGAAGACGGCGTGATCTGTCAGTCGGACTTCTCATCGCTGGAGGTGTACATCCAAGCGATCCTCACCGGCGACGATCAACTCATCGCTGACTTGGCGGCAGGCATCGACATGCACTGTATGCGCCTCGCAGTGAAAGAGAAGATGCCGTACGAGGAGGTGTACCGGCTGTGCAAGGGCAAGGACGTGGACCCCGAGCTTCAGGCTGTGTGGGATTACAAGCGTACCAAGTCCAAGGTGTTCTCCTTCCAACGTGCCTACGGCGCTGGCGTCGCAAAGATCGCATCGTCCACCGGCATGACCGAGGAGGAAGTTCAAGCACTGGTCGATGCAGAGAACTCGCGTTACCCGAAGATCGAGGAGTTCTACGAACGCCTCACCGCGACCATCAAGAAGAACCGGAAGCCGACGAGCCGCACCGTCGAGCACCCGGACAAGCGCGGCCTGATGGTTCAACTCGGCAAGTCGTTCAGCCGTACCCCGGACGGCAAGCTGTACTGCTATTGGGAGAACCCGTCTCCGTCGTACCTGTTGGACAAGGGCATCCTGTCCTCGTTCAGTCCGACCGAGATCAAGAACTACGTCGTGCAAGGCGGCGGTGGTGAGTGGGCCAAGGCCGCGATGTGGCTTTCGGTTCGCGCCTTCTATCACTTCAAGAACTTCGAGGGCAAGGCTCTGCTCGTGAATCAGGTTCACGACGCGGAGTACGGCGACTTCCACAAGAGCGTGGCGGCGAAGGCTGCGGCCCTGCTGCACACCTGCATGGAAGAAGCCAGCACCTTCATGGAGTGGTGGTTCAAGTGGGAACTTCCCATAGGAGTGCCGAGTGACACGGTATGGGGTGCGTCCATGATGGACGAAGGAAAGATCGAAGACCCCGTATTCGGCAAGGCCATCGAGAAGCTGCGCCCTTGGCTGCGCAAGCGCTTCATCGGAGGCCACGAACCGTCATGGATGCACTGAAGATCGGCTGCATGGCAGTCGAGTTGTTGGTCGCTCTATACCTCATCATCAAAGGAAATTGATACATGGCATTGGACATCAAGAAGCTGGCAGCGAAGGCGAAGAAGACGGGCCGCGACTTCACGAAGACGACGACGGGCGGCGGTGGTGAGTACACGCCTCCTGCGGCTGGTCCGTGCAACCTGCGCTTCGTCGGGTACTTCGAGATCGGTCTTCAGAAGAAGACGTTCAAGGGGGCCGAGAAGAAGGTCAAGCAGGTTCAACTCGTGTTCGAACTCTCGGGCAAGAATCACCCGCCGAAGGTGCTGGACGACGGCACGAAGCTCCCCATCCGCATGACGATCACGGAGACCGACTCCTCGAACGTCAAGGCGAACATCATCAAGCTGTTCAACAAGATGAACTACGAGGGCAAGGCGACGCACTTCGCTGAACTCCTCGGCAACGCCTACCGTGGCCGCGTGTATCACACGGAGAAGGAGAACGACGGCAACAAGATCGTCTACGCCAACCTCCGCAACGAGGACGGCTACACGATCACGCCGCCTGTGGTCGAGACCGTGGACGACGACGGCAACGTGGAGACGAAGCCGGTGAAGGTGGCCGAGCCGCTGACCGAACTGAAGCTGTTCCTGTGGGACAACCCGGACAAGGAGCAGTGGGACAGCATCTACATCGACGGCGAGATCGAGGCGGTGAAGGACGAGAAGACCGGCAAGATCGTGAAGCCCGCCCGCTCGAAGAACGTCATCCAGAACAAGATTCGTGCGGCGCTGAATTGGGAAGGTTCCCCGATGCAGTTGCTCCTCGAAGACGGCGATCTGGAGACCGACGACACCGAGGGCAACGAAGACCCGGTGGACGAGCACGAGGAAGACACGAGCGACGACGATGCGCCGCCGCCGTCGAAGGGCGCGAAGGCCGCGTCGAAGGCCAAGGCCGCGAAGGAGACCGCAGCGAAGAAGCCCGCCGCGACCACGAAGAAGAAGCCGAAGCCCGAGCCGGAACCCGAGCCGGATACGGACGACTCGACGGATGACGACGACGATCCGCTGTCGGACATCGAGTGATGAAGAAGCCTGCGTGGTTGGAGAAAGCAGCGAAGCTCGCTGCCGAGACTAAGCCGCAGGCTCGCGTCATCGTCCCTGAAGTGGTGAGCGAGCGCACCGTCCACGTTGACGGCGACTACCTCGCTTACCGCTGTGCAGGCAGCGATGAATGCCCGCCCGGTATAGCTCGAAAGAACGTGCGGGACAAGGTTGATTCGCTCCGTGAAATGAGCGGCAGTAAGCGCGCAGTCGTCCACCTGTCTATGCCGGGTGGCAACAAGGGCGAGCGCTACTTAGTCGCCACGATCAAGCCCTACCAAGGGCAGCGAACGCACAGCAGACGCCCGGTGAATTGGGACATGCTGCGTGCGTACCTTCAAACTCACGACCCAAATCTGAACCCGGCATTCACGGTCGGTCGATGGTACGACCGCGAGGCCGACGACGGGTTCGCGCTGGCTAGTTACAAGGCCAGTGATCCATCCCATGAGTGCGCTATCGCATCGCCTGACAAGGACATGCGAATGCTGGCTGGCCTGCACATCGACTTCCACGACTACACCCTGACCGTCGTGCCCAAGGGCACCTACGAGCTTCTAGGCCCATACAACGGGCTGGTCTATGGGCACAAGTGGTTCTGGTTGCAGACGCTCATGGGCGATACCGCAGACCACATCCCCGGCCTGCCGAAGGCCGAGGGCAAGTTGTGCGGAGAGAAGACCGCCGAGAAGTACCTGAAGGGTACGACCTGCAACGAGGAAGCGTTCGAAGTCGTCAGCAAGCTCTACGAGGGCACGTATGGCGACGAGTGGGCCGACCGCTTCGTTGAGCAGGCCGCGTTGCTGTGGCTGCGCGGTGGCGAGAACGCAGCACTACACGACTTCATTCGAGTCGTTCCCCTAACTCCCGAGATCGAGGCGGCAGCAAAGCGCCTAAATAAACGCGTGAGGATACAGCGTGCGGAGATTGACAGCATCACAGCTAAAGCCAACGCGGCTGAAGCTGAAGAAGGAACAGCATGAGAAGTGCCCGCTTTGCGAAGGCGCTCTTGGCGACGACATTGTTCTTGACCATGACCATTCGTCGGGCGATGTCCGGGCGGTCCTGTGCCGTTGGTGTAACGCGGTGCTTGGCAAGGTCGAGAACTGGTCGAATCGCATCGGTCGTGGCGTCGAGCCGCGCACCTTCCTCAAGAACGTCCTGACGTACCTCGTGTATCACGCCGAGAACCCGTCGAACCTGAAGTACCCCACCCACAAAACCGAAGCCGAGAAGCGCGATGCCCGTAATCGCAAGGCTCGCCTCGCCCGTCGCAAAGCCAAGGAGGCAGTTTGACAGCACCGCGTATTCTCGTACTCGACATCGAAACCGCCCCGGTCCTGGCCTATGTGTGGCGCACGTTCAAGGAGAACGTGTCGTGGGATCAGATCAGCACCGACTGGTACATCCTGTCGTTCGCCGCGAAGTGGCTCGGGCAGCGTGACGTGATCTACCACGATCAGCGCAATCGCCGGAACATCGAAGACGACCGCGTGCTGATGAAGGCGCTGTGGAAGCTGTTGAACGAAGCCGACATGGTGATCGCTCACAACGGCAAGAAGTTCGACATCCGCAAGATCAAGGCCCGCTTCATCCTGAACGGGTTCCCTCCTCCCTCCCCGTTCCGCGTCATCGACACGCTGCTCGAAGCGCGCAAGGAGTTCGCGTTCACCTCGAACCGACTCGTCGCACTGACCGACATGCTCGTGCCCGAAGACAAGAAGGACGACCACGCCGAGTTCCCCGGCTTCAGCCTGTGGGCCGAGTGCCTGAAGGGCAACCCGAGGGCGTGGGAGGTCATGGAGACCTACAACAAGCAGGACGTTATCAGCCTCGAAAAGCTGTACCTGCGGCTGCGTGCGTGGATGGAAGGTCATCCGAACGTCGCGGCGTACACCGACCCCGACGAGATCACCTGCCCGAAGTGCGGCAGCGCTCACGTCATCAAGAAGGGGCACCGCTTCACGCAGACCGGCAAGTACGTCCGCTACCTGTGTCAGGACTGCGGCGGCTGGTCTCGTGGTCGCCTCATGGTCAACACCCGAGAAGTGCGCGGCAACCTGCTGGTGAACTGATGAACGTCATCGGCGCGCTTCAACACCTCGCCAGCGAATGCGGCGAGACCACACAGGCAGCAGTCAAGTACATCCAGCACGGCCCCACCTCCACGAACCCGAACGAGCACCCGCCGAAGACGAACCGGCGTGCGCTGGAGGAGGAAGTGGGCGACGTGATGGCCCTGATCGCACTGCTCACCGAGGAGGGCGTCCTGCGCAAGAAGAAGGTGCAGGCCCGCCTCAACGTCAAGCTCGAATCGTATCGGAGGAAGTACGCCTAATGGCACGAATCATCGGACTGACCGGGTTGGCCGGTGCAGGGAAGGACACGGCTGCGCAAGCGATGCAGCGCGAGATCACCGGGGCCGGGACGGAGTGCCGCATCGGCAGCTTCGCAGACCCCATTCGACAGATCAGCAAGCTCATCGGCCTCGAACCCTACGACCGGGCGCTGAAGGAGAAGCGGCGCTGCATGAGCGTCGATGACTTCTGCGACAGCTTCCAGCACGCCATCGACAAGGTGCTCGGCCATCGCCTCTCTGACGAGGATCGCGCCGCGCTCTACTGCTACACGGTCGAGGCGCTGGACAAGTTCAAGTACGACGACGTGATCGAACTCTCGCCGCGTGAGTTCATGCAGGTGTTCGGCACCGAGGGCGGGCAGAGCGTCAGTCAATCGCTGTGGGTCGATCTCGCTACGTCGCTGTGGCACGCCCTACCCGGCGTAGTCCTCGTACCCGACACCCGCTTCGCTCACGAACTCATGGTGCTGGACGACCTGATCCTCGTGGTGCGCCCCGGCACGATCCCGCCGAACGGCCACGTCAGCGAGCGACTTGCGCTGCGCCTCATGGAAGGTGCGGACCCGCGAACCATCGCACCGGGCATCCGCTTCTACCGCCTCTACAACAACCGCCCGCAGCAGTTCTTCGAGCGCGCCGCTGAAAAGCTGGCCGCAGCCTTCGTCTCTTACGGAGTCTGAATGACCCAATACATCATCCAGAAAGCAGTCGAGTTCAGTGCAGTAAAGGTAGCAGTCCGTAAGGAGTGGGGCGTCGAGTCGGTGGACGACTTGAGCGGTCGCTTCTACCTCCAACGGAAGTACGACGGGTGCAACGGCATCGTGAAGCTCACGCCGAACGCGGCGGGCGACGTGGTGCTGTCCCGTACCGGCGAGGTGGCGAAGTCCTGCGACCACATCATCAAGGCAGCGCGGCGCACGGCGAGTGGCCTGCTCGAACGCGGCGTTGCCGTCGCCCTGCTCGGTGAGGTGTGGAAGCCGAAGACGGAGTTCGCAGAGATCAGCGGCATGTTCCGCCGACACAACGCCGAGCCGTCGCTTCAGTTCGTCGCGTTCGACATGCTGATGTTGGATGAGTTCGCGGCGGGCGCATCGTTCCGTCGCTTCGAGGATCGCTACAACGCCCTGCACGTTCGAGCACGAGGCGCGCATCCGACCGACACCATCCAACTCGCCGCGACCTACCTGCCGGGTTCGTACGGCAGCGCTGTGGACTTCGCCACGCGGCTCGTTGCCGAGGGCGGGTACGACGGCGCGATCCTCCGCGACCCGGACGGCCTGTGGGCCGCAGGCGGCGGGACGACGGGCGAGATCATCAAGGTCAAGGCCGCTGAATCCCACGACCTTCGTGTGGTCGGCGTCGAGGAAGGCAAGGGCAAGTACAAGGGCACGCTCGGCGCGCTTGTCTGCCAAGGGCCGCGAGGCCATCTGAAGGTCAGCGGCATGACCGACGCGCAGCGCGACGAGTGGTGGGCGAATCCCGAGTCCGTCATCGGACAGATCATCGAGGTTCAGTGCCTCGGCTTCACGAACATGGGTTCGCTGCGCGAGCCGCGCTTCAAGGGCGTTCGCTTCGACAAGGAGGCGGCTGACTTTGAGTGACTTCCGGCATCAAGTAACGCACGACCCGCAACGCAACCTCGTAGTCATCACCGCCATCACGACACCCGACCTGCGGGTGCTCACCGAGTTCGAAGTCATTCCCTTCACCGAGATCGCCTCCCTCGACCGCCCTGCCCTCACGCAGCGGGCCGAGGCGGCGGCTCGCATGAACGAGGAGCGAATCAAGCAACGCATCTAGGAGGCAGTCACACTTGACGCAAGCGTACGAGTTTGTTGGTCCGTTCGAGTCGCCACAGCGAGCGCTCGAAAGAGAGATCAGCCGTGAGGGCCGCGAACGTGCCCTCCGCAGGATGGAGGAGAACGAGCAGCACGGCAGAGCAGAAATGAACCCGTACGCTCGACCCATCTACCGACGTTATCTTCTTCCCCTCATCGACGCTATCAGGGAGTCCGTGGCAGGCACCGGCAAGGCAGGGCGTAGGAAGGCCCACGTCGCCCTGCTCAAACCGCTTGACCCGGCTGCCGTGGCGTTCATCGCAGTGCGTACCGCGCTGGTCTCGCTGCTGAACAAGTCGGACTCCGACGACGCACGAGTGATCGGGCGGTTCATCGGAGTGGCGGTCTATAACGAGCTGGTCTTCTCGCTGTTCGAGAACGCGAACCCGGAGTTGTATTGGGAGATCGTGAAGGACATCGAGCGGCGCAACTCCACAGATGCCCGCTACAAGTACCGCATCATCCGCGACAGCGCGAACAAACGCGACATGGAACTGCCCGACTGGTCCCCGGCTGACCGCGAGCAAGTCGGTCTGTTTCTGATCGAGCAGCTTCGCCTCCTTGGCATGGTCGAGGTTGAGCGCGAGCACATCAATCTGTCCGGTGGCCGCATCCGCGAGAAGTTCACCATCGACTTCACCGACGATGCGCTCGGCATCATCGGCAACGTGAAGAACATGGTCGAGTTGACGACCCCGCTTCACCTGCCGTTCATCGAGCCGCCGAAGCCGTGGACCGCATTCAACCGTGGCGGCTATCACACCGACGCGATGCGCCGCCTCTCGCCGTACTGCATCAGCGCTCCGCGAGTGAAGAAGCGCGAGGTGCTGGACATTTACCGCAACGCCGACCTCACCAAGGTCCGCGCCGCGATCAACAAGCTGCAATCGGTTCGCTGGCAGATCAACAGCGACATGCTCGACACGGTGCGCGAGATCGCTCGCTACACCGAGACCGAGGAGGTGCTGAAGCAAGCCGACATCGACCCGCCTGCACGGCCTGAGTGGCTTCCGCTCGACAAGGATGCCCTGAAGTTCGAGGACATGACCGAGCAGCAGCAAGAGGCGTTCAAGGCGTGGAAGCGCAGGATGCGCGACTGGCATAACGCGAAGCGCTCACGCGGCACGAAGTTCAAACGCTTCTATTCCGCGACGAGCGTTGCCGACCGTTTCAAGGGATACGATGCCATCTACTTCATGTATCAAGCCGACTTCCGAGGCCGACTCTACGCTGTCACAACTGGCGTCAGTCCTCAAGGAAGCGATCTCCAGAAATGCCTCCTGCGCTTCGCTGACGGAAAGCCTTTGGCCGACGCCGACGCAGTGCGGTGGTTCAAGGTCAACGGGGCCAATCGTTTTGGGGTTGACAAGGTTCCGTTCGATGACCGGGTGCGTTGGGTGGACGATAACGACGAAGGAATTGTCGCTTGCGCCGATGACCCTGTGTCTCACGACTGGTGGCGTGACGCTGACTCTCCGTTGCAGTTCCTTGCTTGGGCCAAAGAATACGCTGCGTGGCGACGAGACCCTGCAAACTTCGTTAGCCGTATCCCGGTTGGCATGGACGGCTCTTGCAATGGACTTCAGCACTTTTCTGCAATGCTCCGCGACGAGGTTGGCGGGCGAGCTACTAACCTACTGCCGGGAGCAAAGCCGAACGACATCTACCAGCAAGTCGCTGATGTCGTGACACGGAAACTCGCCGGCCTGAAATTGGATCAGCTACCCGAGCGCGATCAAGGGTACGCGGCGAAGTGGATTTCCCACGGCATGAACCGGAAGCTCGTGAAGCGTTCGGTGATGACTCTCCCCTACGGCTCGACGCGATTCTCCTGCGCTCAGTTCATCGTTGATGACTACCTCAAGGCTGGTGTTGCTCCTCAGTTCGAGCAGAGCGAATACCGTCACGCCGCGAACTTCCTGTCTCACCTCGTATGGGATTCCATCGGCCAAGTCGTCGTCGCTGCATCGGCTGCGATGTCGTGGTTGCAGAAGTGCGCAAGCACCCTCATCCGTCGCGGGGCGTCACAGATTCGCTGGAGTGCGCCGAGTGGGTTCCCGGTCGTACAGGTCTACAACAAGTCGGATGTGATTGCAGTGAACTCTCTGCTATTGGGCGGGGTGCGTATCAAGGTGGGAAGCATGACGGAAGACCCGGATGTGAACCATCACAAGAACGGTATGGCACCGAACTTCGTACATAGCATGGATGCAGCGCATTTGACGTTGACTGTGAACGAGTGTGATCGGGTGGGTATTGATTCGCTGGCGATGATCCACGACGACTACGGGACGCACGCGGCGGATGCACAGAAGTTGTTCGAAGTTATCAGGGATACGTTTGTGAGGATGTATGAACAGAATAATCCGCTCGCTTGGTTCCGCGATCACTATGACGGTCTGCCTGAGATTCCCAAGGCTGGCAGTCTGGACATTGAGCAGGTTCGGCACTCGCCGTATTTCTTCGCTTGATGGTGTGTCGGTAAGAGAACCGAAATCGGCTGAATCAATTTCAGTCGCCTTACCGACGCAACAACCGGAGCAACCCATGCAGGAGCAAGTAGTTATCCGGCTTGACCCGGAGCAGTACCGGACGCTGGAGCGGCAAGTGCCTCCTCCGGTCGTCACCACGCAAACCACGGAACTGCTCGCTGGCTACCAGCTTGGCGTGCAGTCGGTGCTGAAGCTGCTGCGGGAGGGCTTCACCGTTGGCTAATCGAATCGAAGGGCCTCGCGCCCCACAGGAGTCCGACCGCGAAGCGATCCTCGCGGCGGGTCAAGTCCACATCGACAAGCTCTGCACCCTCAACCGCTCGTGGGCGAAGCACATCAACGTGCCGTTCGCCACGGACGAGATCGTGTCGGGCCGCGTCCCGGCGTTCGTCTACGGCGATTACCTCGTGGCGTTCGACATCGGCGGGACGTGGAATAGCCCCGGCGTGCGGATGTTCGAGGAGCTTCTGACGCTGCGCCTGCATCCGGGCAGCAAGTCGTGCAGCTACCGACAGGTGGTGTGGTGCATGGAGTCTCTAGCGCGAGCCAATGGCTGCGTCGGGGTCTTGCTCGGGACGGTCGGCGCATACGACGACAAGCTCGGGCGAGTAATTGAACGGCTCGGGTATGAGCGGGCCGGTGGTTCTTTCTATAAGGAGGTTTGAAATGGGTGTCGTCAAGAAGGTTCTCGGCTCGGTGGCGAAGGTGTTCGGTATCGACCCCGGCTCGCAGGCCGACGCGATCCGCGACGCTGCAAACCAGCAAGCACAGGCCGCTATCGAAGCGGCGAACAAGCAGGCCGAAGCCACGAAGCAGGCGTCGGCTGCACAGGTAGCACAAACCAACGCGCAGGCCCAAGCCTCGACACAGGCGCAACAGGCCGCAATCAATCAGGCGAACCTCTCCGCGCAGTTGAGCGCGCAGCAGTCCAATCAGCAGAACCCGGAGACGCAGATCGACCTGACCAGCCAATCGTCGGACAGCACTGACCCTCGCCGGAAGTATCAGGGCGGCGGTGGCGGCAGCGTGGGCGGCACCAACGGGGGCGTCGGCATCCGACTGACCTAAAGGAGACTACATGACCGTTCAACGTGCATGGACACAGATGGACGGTCGGCGCAAAGCGCTGCTCGTCCGTTGCCAGAAGTACGCGGCATTCACCCTGCCGCCAATCTGCACACCCGAGGGCTACAACGAGAACTTGGAGGAGCTTCAGACCGACTACCAATCGGTCGGAGCGCAAGGGGTCAACAACCTCACCAACAAGCTCATGCTGGCCCTGTTCGCTCCCTCCCGTCCGTTCTTCCGTCTCGACCTCCCGCCCGACCTCCTGAAGTCGCTCGCTGCGCAGCCGCAGTTCGATCCGACCGAGTTGCAGTCGATCCTGTCGGTGGCCGAGTCGAATTGCGTGAAGGAGCTGGATCAGATGGGCGTGCGCCCTACTCTGTACCTGGCCCTCAAGCACCTCATCATCACCGGCAACTGTCTGCTCATCCTGAAGAAGTCCACGCTCCGCGTGCTCGGGCTGAAGAAGTTCGTCGTGAAGCGGTCGCAGTCGGGCAAGGTCATCCGCATCCTCATCCGCGAGGAAGTGCTGTTCGATGAACTGTCGGAGAAGGCGCAGGAGCAACTGCGCATGATGAGCACCCGGTTCCGCGAGGTGAACGTCAAGGATGTGGAGAACGTCCCGAACGTCGCCCACTACACGGACATCGTGTGGGACGGCAAGAGCTACATCGAGACGCAGCACGTCGATGAGTTCAAGCTGATCGGCTCCGAGTTCGAGGGCAAGTACACCGACGAGACCCTGCCGTACCGTGCGCTGACGTGGGAACTCCACGACGAGAACAACTACGGCACAGGGCTGGTCGAGCAATGCGCAGGCGACTTCGCCGCGCTGTCCGCTCTGTCGCAGGCCGAGGTGGAAGCCGCGATCCTCGCATCGCAGTTCCGCTGGCTGGTGAACCCCGCAGGGCAGACGAAGCCCGAAGACCTCGAAAACAGCGAGAACGGCTCGGCGCTCCCCGGAGTGCAGAACGACGTTATCCCGCTGATGACGGGCACCGCGCAGGCGTTGCAGCAGATCGACGTGACCAACAGCAAGTACGTCAACCGCATCGGTCAGGTGTTCCTGCTCGGCGCGTCCGTGATCCGCAACGCGGAGCGGGTGACTGCCGAAGAAATCCGGCTGGTGGCGAACGAACTCGAAACGTCGCTCGGCGGTGTGTACTCGCGGCTCGCGCTCGACTTCCAGCTTCCGATGGCCTACTGGCTCATCAAGGAAGTGTCGGTCGATCTGAAGGGGACCAACCTGCGTCCGATGGTCATTACCGGCCTCGACGCGCTGTCCCGTAACGGCGACCTCGACAACCTGAAGCTCTGCCTGCAAGACATGGCCGCAGTCGGTGGCCTGCCTCCGCAGATGCAGTTCGTCCTCAAGCTCGATGCCATTGCCAACGCGATCTTCGCGGGGCGCGGCGTCGATCCCAAGCTGTACATCAAGCCGCCCGAGCAGCAGAAGGCTGAACTGGAAAGCCAGCAGCAGATGGCCCTCGCGCAGCAAGTTGCTCGACCGATTGCCTCGGCAGTCACGAGCGCTAACCCAACCGTATAAGGACCGCACTAGATGACGACCGAAGTTCAAACCGCCGTTTCCGCTCCCGCTCCCGCAGCACCGGCAGCAGCACCCGCCGCACCGGCAACACCGGCACCCGCTCCCGCCGCACCTGCGGCTGCTCCCGCGACCCCGGCCACGCCCGCAGCACCGGCCAACGCGGCGACGACCGAGACCGGCACGTTCGGTGAAGTCGTCAGCTACCAGCCGACCGGCGACTCGAACCTCGACCTCGCCCTCGGTTTCGTCGGCAAGCACGGCCTCGGCCCGGAGCACCCGGCAATCGCTGCCGCCACGAAGGGCGACTTCGGCCCGCTCAAGGCGCTGATGGCCGAAAAGAACGTGCCCGGTTGGGAGGCGCACATCGCACTGGCCGAGAAGGGCTATGCCGACTACGCACGTACCGAGGCCGACAAGGTGGCAGCGGTGCAGAACATTTGCGTGAGCGCGGCTGGCGGCGAGCAGGAATGGGGCGAGGTGCTGACGTGGGCCTCCGCGAACGCCGAGCCTCACGAGAAGGAGCAGGTGAATGCGGCCCTCGCGCAGGGCGGCGTCGTGGCCGAGGCAGTCGCGGCGTTCCTCGTGAACAGCTACCGGGGCGCGGCTGGCGTCACCTACGAACCGCGTGAGAGCGCAGTAAGGCCCGAGGCGGCTCGCGGCGCGGCAGCGGCGACCGGAGGCGCGCTCTCCCCGGCTGACTACGGCAAGGCCGTCGCGGAACTCCGGGGCAGGCTCGGCGTCCGCTTCGACCAGTCGCCGGAATACCGCCAGTTGCAGCAGCGACGGGCGATGTATCGCGGCTAACCGCCAGTAGCGCCCGCCCGAGAGGGCCAGTTCGGAGCGATCCGGCTGGCCCTTTTCAATTTCAGTCGCCTTACCGACACAACGCACCGTGTCAATCCTAGAGACCTAAGCGTGGCGAGTATTGACACGCATTACAAGAAAAGGAGTCCTTCATGGGCTTGAGCGTTTCCAACATCAACCGTCCGGGTCAGAATCTCCAGACGGGCAACAACCCGCAGATCGGCTCGGCACCCGGCGCAACGAACCCGATGGCCCTCCACATCGAGGAGTACACGGGTCAGGTCGAGGGCACCATCGCCCGCAAGTCGGTCATCAACGGCTACATCCCGGTACGTCCGGTGCGCGGCACGTCCACCATCAGCGGCTTCCAAGTCGGTGAATCCAGCCTCTCGAAGCTCGTGCCGGGTACGGAACCGGACGGCAGCGTGAACCAAGCGACGAAGGTGAAGCTGACGGTCGATACCGTCGTCATCGCTCGCAACATCACGCCGATGATCGACGACTTCCAGAACTCGTACGACGCACGAGCGCAAGTCGGTCAGGAACACGGCAAGAAGATCGCCAAGTTCTACGATCAGGCGTTCCTGATTCAGGCCATCAAGGCGGCGGGCATCACCGACATGACCGGCTATCCGAAGGGCTGGTCGCCGGGCACCACGAAGCGCTTCGCCTCGGCGGGCCAAGAGCGTGACCCGGCAGCGCTCGAAGACTACTTCGGCGAGTTGTTCTCCGACATGGAGGACAAGGACGTGGACCCCATCGGTGACGACCTCGTGATCGTCGCAAAGCCGTGGGTGTACTACACCCTCCTGAAGAACGACCGTCTCGTGGACCGCTCGTTCGTCACGTCGGATGGCACGACCATCAAGACGAAGGAGATCGAGGCGTTCGGCGTGCCGATCTGGCGTTCGAACAACCTGCCGAGCGGCAACATCAGCGGCCACTTCCTCTCGAACGAGGGCAACGGCAACGCCTACGACGGCGACTTCAGCGATGTGATCGGCGTGGCGTTCTCGCCGCGTGCCCTGCTCGCAGGTGAAACGATCCCGCTGACGACGGACGTGTTCTTCGATCAGCGCCTCAAGGCGTGGTTCATCGACGCGTACCTCTCGTTCGGCGTCACACCCAACAACCCGGCATTCGCTGGCGTCCTGAAGAAGGCCGCAGGCTAATCGCCCCATGAAGCCCCGATGCCCACAAAGCGTCGGGGCTTTTTTGCATTTGGAGAGTTCACATGCGTTTGACTCAATTGGACGTGGTTAATCAGTGCTTGGCTTCGATGGGTGAAACGCCTCTGAACTCCATCGACTCGGACCATCCGTTCGTGGCCGCAGCGCTGCTCAAGATGAAGACCACGAACACGCAGGAGCAGGCGAAGGGCTGGTGGTTCAACACCGACTTCATCAGCCTGCAACCCGACCCGAACACCGGGTTCGTGTATGTGCCCGCCGACGCGATCAACGTCAACCCCGATGAAGACGGCGGGGCATACGTCATCCGAGGCCGACGCCTCTACAACCGCTTCACCTCCAGCTACGAGTTCACCCGCGATGTTTCTGTGGTGCTCGTCCGTGAGATTCCGTTCGATGACCTTCCGATGCTGGCGAATCACATGATCGCGGCACGCACGGTCCTCGACTTCCAGAACGACTACGACGGCGACGGCGACAAGTACAACAAGCTCGGCGCGGCGTACCAGCAAGTCTTCACGACCCTGAAGGCGGAACACATCCGTCAGGTCGGGGCCAACATGCTGCGCAACCCCTCCGTCGTGAGTCAACTTCGATTGATTCGCCCGATGAGCCGGTATCACCGCCGCTCGTGGTAAGGAGGCCGCATGGGTAAGGTAACAGGCAGCTACGCCAGCGTCACGCGTGGCGTCAGCGAGCAAGTGCCGCAGGACCGGCATCCCGGTCAGCACTTTGAGCAAGTCAACATGGTGTCCGATCCCGTCAAGGGACTCGTACGCCGCCACGGTTCGGTCACGATGGATGAGCGGGCCGTCGCGGGTATGTCGCCCGCACCGAACCTCACGCCAACGCAGCAAGCGTACGCACGGAACTACCGCGAGTACAGCTTCTTCGTGAACGGCACCGAGTACAGCATCGTCTACATGAGCCGCGAGCGCAACAGCGGCGACACGTTGCCGTTCTGCTTCGTGCTCAATAAGACGACCGGCAAGTTCCTCAACGTCGCGTACGTGGACCCCGGCAACCTGCAAGACTGGATTTTCGGCGGCATCAGCGCGATCACGACGGTTGGCAAGTATGTCGTCATGGCATCGAACCGCATCGGCCCCGGCTACAGCGTCGATGACCAGTACGCACGCAGCAGCCAGCAGTGGGTCGCCACGGTGCGCGGCGGGGCATACAGCCGCACGTACCGCCTCACGGTGCGCCGTGCGTCGGATGGTGTGCAGTTCGTTGCCTCGTACACGACGATGGCTTCGAGCTATCCGAACCTGCTGAACACTGGCGACATCCCGCTCGACGGGAACCCGAACTACCAGAAGCAGGTGAACGACCGGGTGAACGACTATAACTCGCGGGTCAACCAGTGGATCGGTGACGCGGCGCGCTCGATCACTCCCGAGTTCATCGCTTCGCAGCTTTCGGCCTCGCTGGCGGCGCAGGGCTTCACCAATCAGTACGCCATCGGCGGGACAGTAATTGGCGACAACACTTCGGCTGTCTCGGCGGACGACGGCGGCGATGGCTCGATGTTCCGCGCCGTGTACAACGAGGTGGACGATCCCTCGAAGCTCTCGCCAATCCACGCAGCGAATAAGGTGGTGCGGATTCGACCGAAGGGGTCGCCCGACCCGTACTACATGATCGCCGTACCGGACAACCCCGCGACAGGCGGATGGCAGACGGTGACGTGGAAGGAGACAGCCGCGCAGATCGTGAAGCCGGGGCAGGTGTTCGCCATCGGCGCGATCTCCAACGACGGCACGACCTTTTGGCTCGGTAGCAACCCCGCAGCGTTGCAGGGCGTCATCGGCGGGTCCGTTCCCGGCTACGCGGCAAGCAAATGCGGCGACCTCAACGCGGAGGGCGCAGTGCCGTACTTCTTCGGTCGGCGCGTAACGCTGCTCACCGTCTTCATGGACCGCCTCGTGATCGTTGCGAACGGCACGATCTTCATGTCGCGTGTCGGTGACTACTTCAACTTCTTCCGTAAGTCGATGCTCACCGTCAACGATGACGACCCGATTGAGGTGTACGCGCTCGGGGCCGAGGACGACATCATCAGCAAGTGCGTCACGTACAACAAAGACCTGTTCATGTTCGGCCAGCGGAAGCAGTATTCGATCAGCGGGCGCACCGTGCTCACGCCGAAGTCCGCGTCGGTCTCGACAGCAGCCAACGAGCAGGACGCGATGTACGCACAGCCGGTCGTGGTCGGCAACCTGCTCTACTACGGCAAGTACGAAGACGCCCGCAACCAGTCGGGGCCGTCGCCGTACGCGGGGCGCATCAACCAGTTCCAGCTTGGCCTGTTCCAAGACACGCCCGAGACATACTGCGTGTCGCAGCAGTTGAGCCGGTACATCCGTGGCAGGCCCATCGAGTTCGCTGTGCTCTCTGCGCCCTCGTGCCTAGTTGTGCGGACGGACGGCCACGACAACGGCGTGTACGTGTACAGCTTCATCGACCAGCCGGGTACGCAAGCGCGAGTGTTCGATTCGTGGTCCCGGTGGCAGTGGTCCCCGAACGTCGGGCGGATCATCGCCATCACCTCGTACCAAGCGTCCATCTACGCTTTCGTGCTCCGGTATGACGGCAGCAGCGTGTTCGTCGCGTGCGAGCAGTTCGTCATGGACTCCGACCTCTCGGTGAACCCTCACCTCGACGCTCAACGTCCAGCATCGAAGTTCGCGGCGGATCAGGGCTACATCAATAAGCGCAACGTCGCCGTGATCTCCGATGGCGCGACCGCGCTGGCGAACACCGTCGAGCGTGCGTGGCTCGGTGAGTCGAATCGCAGCTTCACCGATTTCTGGAACCGGCTGAACGCCGTAGAGCGCGACGCAGCGTGGACCGGAATCGCGTTCGACTCGTACGTTGAACTCACCCCACCGTTCGTCCGCGACTCTAACGACAAGGCGCTCATCAACGGGCGGCTCGTCGTCGGACGGTACACCGTCAGCGTGAACGATACAGGCGGTATGGACGTGTGGTTGAACTCGCTCGGTGACTCGAAGCAGGTGTTCGCCTTCAATGGTCGCCGCGTGGGCCTGAGCAACAACCAAGTGGGGCGTCAGCCGATCACCTCGGCAGCGCTTCAGATTCCAGCGGGCCGTGCCAACGTAGAGCACACGCTTTCCCTTCACTCGCGTAAGTGGTTGCCGATGGCCCTCACCGCAATCGAGTGGGTCGGCCAGTTGTTCCTTAACTCTCGGAGGGTCTAACTATGGGTTGGGCTGCATTTGCTGGCGCTATCGCTGGCTTTGCTAACACATGGCTGACCGCGTACGCGCAGAAGGCGGCGAACGACGCGCAGGGGATGATCGACAACGCGAACACGTATTCGCAGAACACGATCAACCAAGCGAACGCCGACGCGGCCAACGCCGTGCGCGCAGCCAACAACGGCTTCGCCGCTTCACAGGCGGCGTTGTCGAATCTCACCCGCAGCATCAGCAACCAGTCGAAGCTCGAAGCCGGTGGTAAGGCCGAGGACGCGCTGACGACGAACATCCTGCGGCTTCAGGACCAGACGATCCACGGCAGCTTGGAGTCGCAGCTTCGATCAGCCGAGCAGCTTGGCGCGGTGCGTGCCGCTGCTGCGGCGGCTGGCGTCGGCGGCTCGACCGCCCGGATGCTTCAGAAGACGATGGAGTTGACTGCGGCGCGTGCGGCAACGATCACGGAGCAGAACGCGCAGTACCAGACCTACGACATGCTCCAGCAGCGTGCGGGTCTCGTGGCGAACAAGATCATGTCGCTGGACGAGGGGCAGACCTTCGCACCTATCGACTACAACATCAACGTCGCACCTCTCGTGCAGTCGCCGCTGCGTGCGGGGCAATTCGCCAGCAGCGTCATGTCGCAAGCGTGGCTCGGCGCGGCCAACGGGGCGATGGGTTCGCTGAACCTGGCCTCCAACACCGGCCCCTCGCAAGACATGGGGCAGACCGGGACCATCGGCAACACGCCGGGTTACTCCTCGGGCGCGACGATGTTCGGGCCGAACACCTTCTCGTATCAGGCACCCTCGGCATCCAGCTACGGCGTCGGCGCGAACAGCTACGGGTTCAGCACTGGCCTCGGCGGCGGAAGCAACGGGTTCTTCTCGACCGGATCGAGCAGCAAGATCGCGGACTATCAATTGAAGTAAGGAGGAAATATGGCAGGAATGGGACCGAGTTCCTTCGCGCTCGACAACAGCGGAGGCGTGGTCATGCAGCAGCCTTCGCGGAGCGCGAGCGGGCCGCAGATCAGCTTGCAGGGCGGCGGAGGGGCTGGTCTCCAGCCGGGCCAAGCATCGCTCGCTCCGGGCGGTGAGTTCGCAGGCGCGGCCAACAACGCCTTCTCGACCGGCGCGAAGACGCTCGACGCTTTGAACAAGCTCACGCAGGGCGCGCTCGCGCCTATCGTTGCAGCCGAGCAGAAGCGGCTGTACTTCGAGGGCATGTCGCAAGTCGTGCAGGGCCGCTCGCTTCAGGAGATCGAGAACCAGCAGCCGTGGTACACAAAGATTTTCGGACCCACGGCCACGGTGCAGGGCGCGCAGGCGATGGTTGCCATGACGGCGATCTCGCAGGCGCAGAACGAGTTCATGGAGTCCATGCCCGACCTCCGCACGAAAGACCCCGACTCGGTGCGCAAGTACCTCGTGGATCAGGCGGTGCGGATCGGCAATACAGGCGACCCGATGGTGGACGGCATCGTGCAGTCCAAGCTCGCGGAGCATTGGGGTTCGATGCTCGACACGCATATGAAGCAGCACTTCGCGTGGCAGCAAGAGGACATGGGGAACAAGTTCGTCAACATGCAGGTGGCGAGCGGTAAGCTCCTCCAGTCCACGCTGCACGAGCAGTCGGGCTATGTCGATCCCGAGATCATGCAGCGCGAGGTGAGCAACTTCACCGATGGCCTCGAAAAGCCCTATGGCATGACCGACGAGGCGTACGGCAAGTATATGGCCTCGGCTGCTCGGGCCAACCTGAGCAACGGCAACTTCGAGGCGTACACCGCCCTCAAGAATCATGGCGATGCGTGGAATGCGATTCCGATGGACGCCCGCGTGCAGCTTGAGAACGAGGAGGAGTTGTGGACGCAGAAGGCTCTGAAGAAGGCCCCGGCCCTCGCGGACATCACGCAGGACCAGACGAAGCTTTCGATCTCGCTGACGCAGGGTGCGTTCCCCGGCGACGAAGCTGCGCTCAATGGCGTTATCGACCAGATGAACGACGACTGGCGGCGGCGCAGCGGCGCAAGCACCGACATGATCGACAACGCTGGCCGTCAAGCGCTGCTGAAGCAGTTCTACGCGGGCCGTGCCAAGGTCAACGCGATGTTCCAAAAGGCGCAGGAGGGGCTTGCCGACGATCAGGCGCAGCGCACGACCGCGCTCGCGGCAGTCAACGGCGGCACGTCATCGCTGCTGCCTCCGGGCGTGAGCACCGAGAACGCGCAGCTTGCCGTCGAGGAGTTTTGGAAGTCGATGCAGGGCGATGAACAGTCGCTCGACAACGGCATCAAGAAGCTCGCCCTCGTGGCCGACGAGAAGAAGCTGCGGCCACAATCTCTCGAATCGCAACTGCGGCAAGACGCGGACTCTCTGTTCGTCACAGGCGGGCAGGTGACGCAGCGTGCGCAGCAGTCGCTTGGCGTCATGCAGAAGTTCCTCGCCTCGGGTGCGAACGGCCCGACTGCGCTGGCGAACTACATCGGGACCGAAAGCGCGAAGCGCGTCGAGGCGTTCATCGGCTCGGGCGTGGACATCAACGACCCGAAGGACTTGGAGTCGAAGCGCTCGTGGATTAAGAACGGCGCGGGCGCGGCTACGACCTCTGCGGAGAAGGCGGCGGCGGCTGATTGGATCAGTAAGCAAGACCCCGGCTTCTTCAAGCGCTGGCTTCCGATCTTCGGCGGTCCCGGCTCGCTGACCTCCTACGAGTTGAACGACGCCACGAAGTCTGCACTCGCCGCTGACCTCGGCCCGTATGTGGCGATGGCGAAGAAGGCGTACCCGTCGATGTCGGACGAGTCCGCTGCGCAGTACGCCTACAACCAGATTTACGGCAACCTCAAGAACACCGACTTCGTGGACGGGACCGTGGTGAAGCACAACCCGTACGTGGCTGGTGCGCAGTCGCTCTATCAGGGCGTGCAGGCGATCTCGAAGAACGCACTCGACCAGTCCAACGAGGACTACCAGTGGTCCGTCCGCGAGGTGGCTCGCGGCAACCTGAAGCAAGCGGTCGAGGCGGGTATCAAGTCCATGAACGACGCTCACATGAGCGACCCATTGTGGGCGAAGGCTTCGATTGAGAACTTCCGCGACGGCGACTTCCAAGCTGTCGGCGGGGAGCAAGGCGGTCACGGCACGCTGATGCTCTATTACCAGAACACGAAGAACGGGCAACTGTACCCGGTCATCGTGACGCCGACGCAGGTGCGCGACGCGTACCTCAAACGCCTCAACAAGGCACGACCCGAAGCTCCTGTTCGGGAACATCCACTCGATCCCATCGCAGGGGTCATGTAAGTACGCAGCGTGCGGCAGGTTGGCGACAGCCTGCCGTGCCATGCGTGCTCGACTACTACTTAGGAGTATTAATGGCTGATCCGATTGGTATTCGACAGAACAACCCCGGCAACATCCGCTTCGGTGCGGGCTTCGACGGGGAAGAAGAAGGCGACAAGGGCTTCGGTGCATACCCGACGCCGGTAGCGGGCGGCACGGCCCTCATCAAGAACCTCGTGGCGTACGACGTGAAGCATGGCCTGAACACAGTGCAGGGCATCGTTGGCCGTTGGGCACCTCGCAACGAGAACGACACGACGGCGTACATCAACTCAGTCGCGGCTGACCTCGGCGTTGGCTCGGGCGACGTGCTCAACATGAAAGACCCCGGCACGCTGGCGAAGCTGGCGACGGCTATCTCGAAGCACGAGGGCAACGGCGCTGTGTTCAACGGCGACTTCTACAAGGCCCTGACCGGCAACAACCCGGAACTCGCGGCGTACATCGCATCGCAAAAGATGCCGTCGTTCTCGAAGCAGCAGGCGCGCTCGGCGGCGTACCGTGCCAACCCGTACTCGCCGGGTGAGCCGGGAATGAATCACAACGACACCGCTGCTATCGACGCAGTGTGGAATCAGCCCGACGTGATCGGCCAAGCGGCGACGCTGCAAGCAGGGCGCGAGATCGCGGCGCAGACGCGGTGGGCTGGCCTCGGTGAGTCCTTCGTTGACTCGTGGGTGAACAACACCGTGACGGGCCGCATCATCGACATGACGAAGCGCGGCGAGGTGGACCCGAACTTCAAGATCGAGCAGGAGCAATTCGACCAGATGGCGACGGCGGGAGTGTTGCAGAACAAGCAACTCTCCGACTTCGTGAGCGGGGCGTACAACGCGGAGGACTTCCAGCGACGCCTCGAACTCGCGCAGGAGCGCAACGACTACTTCCAACGTGCCAGCAACACGGCGGGCCTCGCATCGGCGGGCGCGACCACGATGCAGCTTATCGGCGGCATGGCCGACCCGGTGGCGATCATCGCCACGCTCGGCGCAGGTTGGGCGGCGAACGCGGCACGCGCAGGCGCGGCGGCATCCGTTGGCGCGAGCGCAATGGGCGGCGCAGTCGGCAACATCGCGGTCGGTGAGTTCGTCAACCACGCTGACAACCAGCAGTTCTCGTGGGGCGAGTTGATCTCGCAGGGCATCCAAGGGGCAGCGCTCGGCACGCTCGGGCACCTGCTCTCCCACAACAAGGCGGCGGCTGGTGAGCGCGCCCCGGCACCCGGTACGCCGGTCCCCGAGATCGACCCGGTGCTGCGGCCCATCGCTGCGGCGGTGCAGGAGTCGATGCAGTCGAACCTGAACGCGGCTTGGGAAGCTGGCCGTCGCGTGGCGGCGAACCCGCTGGCGGCATTCTCGCGTGACGGCCTGTCCGCTGAACTGCACGACGTTCCGACCTCCCCGGCATTCAGCCTCAAGCCGAAGCTCGCGGGCGCAGCAGTGTCCGAGGAGCACGCGGCGCTGTCCGCTGGCGACATCGGCGCACGCACCGGCTACACCCCGGTCTCGACGCTGCTCGACTCCCGCTACAACCGCTTGCACGATCAAGGCGTCATCATGGAGTTGCGCACCGCGAGCGACCTCAACGCGGCCAGCCCCTTCCATGCGAAGTACGGCGAGGCGATCCCCGAAGACGCGAAGGCGTTCTACAGCCCGCAAGACGACCGCGTGTACGTGTTCCGCGACCGCCTGTCTGCGGCTGAAGCTGCGGACCCGACCGGTCTCATCATGCACGAGGTTGGCGTCCACTACGGGCTGGAGCGTATGGTCGGCACCGAGAACTTCTCGAAGCTGCTGAAGGCTGTGGACGACGCGCAAGACCCTCGCGTGCTCGAAGCGAAGACCCGCGTACCGAAGGACACGCCTGAGCACATCAAGCTCGAAGAAGCCCTCGGCTACCTCGCGGAGAAGCACCCGCAACTCGCGGTCACGAGCCGCATCGTGTCGAGCATCCGTAACTGGCTGCGCGACAACATCCCGGCATTCCGCCGCATGGCCCTCACGACGAACGACGTGCTGCAATACGTGCGTGGCTCGGTGAAGAACGCCCGCAAGCACGGCAAGCTGTCGATGGACTCGACGTTCCCGTTCGTGTGGCACGGCTCGCCGGTCAGGGGCATCGAGCAAATGGACTTGCGTTTCGCGGGTACGGGCGAAGGCGCGCACGCGTATGGCTTCGGTCATTACGTCACGAGCGAGAAGGGCACGGCCATCGACTACCGGAACAAGGAAGCGACGCGCCGTGGACTGGCTGCGGACGAAGGCGGGCTTTATCGCCTCCGCGTCAACACCACGCAAGACCGCATCATGCGTTGGGACCGCCCGCTCTCGGAGCAGCCGTCCATCCAAGCGCTGCTGAAGGGGCACGTCCCGTTCGAGGCTGGCGAGACCGGCCAAGCAGTGTACGAGCGTCTGTCGAAGAAGCTCGGCGGGCAGAAGGCAGCAAGCGAGTACCTGAACGAGGCGGGCGTGCATGGCCTGCGCTACGACTCGGGCCGCTCGCGTGGCACGCCGAACCCGAACTCGAACTACGTGCTGTTCCACGACGACCACCTGGACATTTCGAACCGCTACTCGCGGGGCGCGGCGCAGGTGTTCCCGTCGAACGCGGCTCGCGTGCAGCTTCGCATGTCCAAGGTTGCATCGGACATCGCGGATCGTGCATCGAAGTGGGTCGAGGATACTTCGCCGGAAAGCAAGGCACAGCGCGAGCGTCTGGAGAAGTGGTACAACGAGCAGCGCGTGAACCTCGGCGCGGACAAGGTTGCTACGTGGATCGACTCGCCGGGTCTGATCGTACAGCGTGACAAGTCTAAGGTGGCTCGCTACCTCGGCGCGCACCTGTTCGAAGACGCGACCGGTATCGGCAAGCGTGAGTCCACCGTCGCCATCGACTACGAGCGCACGCAGTTCGGCTATAAGGCGATGGCCCTCCCGTCGCTGAAGGAGAACCTTGTCAAGGGCTTCACGCCGATGGAGAAGGCGCAGTACATGATGGGCTTTGCCAAGGCAGCGGAGGATCGCGTATGGCGGCAGGTTGCGGAGGAGCGTCTTGCTCACCGCGCAGCCAACGAGGCAGGAGTCAAGTTCGAGTCGTCGGCACCGGATCACATCCGGGCTATGGCGAAGACCCTCGATGACTTCTACGACAAGGTGACGGCTGACGGTCGGCTCGCGGGCAACCCTTACGCTGACGCCGTGCGCGGCGGCGGCTTCGTCGGCTTCATGCCGTACGCGTGGCAGTGGGAGCGCATCGCGGACGCGCACTCGAAGGACGCACCGCGCTTCGCAGCGCTGCACGAGAACCTGACGCAGCAGTACGCCGAGCGCATTGTTGACCCGGCCATTGACGAGTTGCTGAAGAAGAACCCGGCTGCGGCACCCGACGAGATCAAGAACCTGCGCGACCGCATGAACGAGAAGGTCGGGCACTTGGTCGATACGAAGCTCAACGACCTGATGGCTGACCCGCAATCGCGCATCAACCACTTCGACCAGAAGTTCGAGGTGATCGCGGGCGACCTGCTGAAGGAGAACTTCGACGGCGCAGTGATCGACGCCAACCTGTTGCAGCAGTTCAAGGAGCAATTGGCCGACATCCGCACCGACCGCAACCGGACGGAGCTGGACCTGACGCGCAAGGTGAATAACGTCTCCCTGCTCGACTTCATGGATCACAACGGCGAGCGCATGGTGACGCACGGCTCGCACCGCTTCGCTGGTCTGAACGCGCTGGCCCGCAAGGGCTTCATTGACGAAGGCGACGCCACGGCTGCGCTCGAAGCTGCTCGCAAGGACGGCGCGAGCCGCGAGACCCTGCAAGCGCTCGACTTCGGCTTCCGCTCGTTCGGCCTCGGCCAACTGCGCAACCACGAGCGCGCTGCATTCTCGACGCTGCGGAACTTCACGTACGCGGCGACGATGGGCAAGCTCGGCCTGTCCGTGTTGGCCGACGCGGCGAACGTCATCGCGGCAAGCGGCGTGAGCGGCTTCATGCGCGCTATCGGCGGATCGTTCTCGAAGAACACCGAGTTCCTGAAGCAGATGGCAGTCGATGCACCGTCGCTGCTCGGGCAGGACTACCGCCTGCACAGCCTGACGCCGGATGTGTCGGCAACGGGCCGAGTGATGCTCGGTGAAGGCTCGAACCTCAACCGTATGTCGCAGCGAGCGACGCAGCTTGTCTCGTGGCTCAACGGCTCGAACGTCGTTGGCACGATGCTGCATCGCGGCTTCCTGCCGGTGTTCGCTGAAGACCTCCTCCGCACCATCAAGGGCGAGAACGGCGGCATGTCGCTGCGCCGCATGGCTGACGTGGGCCTCGACCCGGAGACGATGGGCCGCATCAAGGCGCAACTCGACCAGTTCGACAAGGGGCGTGAGCGCGGCGGGCGGATCAATTGGGACCAGTGGGAAGACCAAGCCGCAGCGGACAAGCTGATCGAGGCGATGCACCGTGGCACTTACCAGACGTTCCAGCGAGCGATGGTGGGCGAGGCCCCGATGTGGCTGTCGGAGTCCAACGCCGGTTCGCTGTTCGGGCAGTTCCGCCGCTACGGCATCGTGTCGTCCGAGAAGCAGCTTGCGCGCAACGTCGCCATCGGTGACATGAACACGGTGAATGCCTTCGTGCTCGGGACTGCATGGGCCGGGATGCTGTACTACGCCCGCCTGCAACTGAACTCGATGGGCAAGACCGACGCGCAGAAGCAGAAGTACATCGAGGACAACACCAAGGGATTCAAGCTCGCTGCGGGCGTGTTCACGCTGATGAACATGAGCGGCGTGCTGCCTGACACCCTGAACCTCGGTGAGCTTGTCTTCGGCGGCACCGCCTACAACCAAGTCGGCTCGCCAATCGCGGCAATGGGCTACCTCGGCAACATCGGGACGGCCATGCACTCCGCTGGCTCGCTGGCAACCGGCCAGAGCGCAAATAAGGGCCAGGATGCGAAGAACATCCTGCGCATCGCGCCGCTGGCGAACTCCATCGTCGGCACGTACGTCGCCAACTCCATCGCGGCCAAGTAAACCGTGGGAGGCCCGCCTGTCGGGCTTCCCCGATTTCGGTCGCCTTACCGACACAATCAAGGAGCAGAAATGGCTGCAAACGAACTCATTCCGTGGATTAATTCGGCGGGTGAGGGCGGGGTTCGGAACTCGATGCAGGAGTACCCCGGCAAAGGCACGAATGGTCCCTTCGAGTTCAACTTCGCAGGCGGCTATATCGACCCGTCGCACGTCAAGGCTTACCGCTACGATCCCGTATCGGCCCGGACGTACCCGCAAACCCTCACCTTTCTCGGCCCCAATCAAGTCCGCACGTCGGACGTGATCCCTGTGGGCCAGTATGTCGTGCTGTACCGCGACACCCCAAAGAACCAACCGCTTGTCGATTACAGCGAAGGTGCTGTGATGGACGAAGCGAACCTCGACAAGAGCAACGACCAGTCCGTGTTCATCGCGGCTGAAATGCTCGACCGATTCGACGCGATCAACGCAACCTCAAGCGAGGCTATCGACCGTTCGGCGACTGCGCTGAACACGGCGAACTCCGCGCTCTCGAAGTCGGACACGGCAATCAAGACAGCCGACGCCGCAACCGCAACCGCTGGTAGCGCCGTCATCACGGCGAACGGCGCGGTGACTACCGCGAACGCGGCGACTCAAACGGCCAACGGTGCCAAGGCAACCGCCGAGGGCATCGACGCGAAGGCACAATCCGCGCTCGACGCGTCGGCCAACGCCGTCACAACCGCCAACGGTGCGAAGGCAACCGCCAACGCGATTGACGGTAAGGCGCAGTCGGCACTCGATGCCTCGACCAACGCGGTCAACACCGCGAGCGCCGCGAACACCAAGGCCGATGGCGCAGTCGCAACCGCGAACGCAGTCGGCTCTAAGGCCGATAGCGCGGTGTCCACCGCCAACGGCGCGAAGGAGACCGCCGACGCCGCAAGTGCTGCCGTCGGTTCCAAGGTGAACCGCGCAGGCGACACGATGACCGGTGCGCTAAAGAACACCACTGCCAGCGGGAGCGGCGCGGCTGGCGCGTTCCATACCACCGGTGACATTGGTGGCGCATTCGTTGATTGGGTCAACGCCCGCATCTACGGGGTGCAGGTTGACGCCGCGAGATCAACTTCGGCGTACGGCGGCATTCGATGGACCCGTTGGGGCGGTCGTCACCTCGCAGCTATTGACGCATACGAGGGCGGTAGCGGTTCGACGCAGCCAACTATCGTGATGCAGCTTGCGAACGTGACAAACGCGTGGACGTTCAGCCCGTACGACATCAGCCGTGGCGCAGGTGGCTATGTGTGGGGATCGTGGAACTTCGACCCGAACAGCAAGGCTAACGTCGGCGGTCAAATCTTCACAGGCGAGATCGGCTCGCGCCTCAACGGCGACCAAGGCTACTACGGGCGCTTCGGTCAAGGCTACATCAAGCTGGCCCGGTGGGACTACGGCGGCTACATCGACTTGATGCGCGCTCAGGACCAAGACTATCGCTGGCGCATTCACTACGAATACAACGGCGACAACCTTGAGTTGATGTCGAACGGCGGGCAGACCTTCACGTTCACTCGTGACGGGAATATCTACTGCGGCGGTCGCGGATGGGTGTGGGGTTCCATTGATGCCCGAGCTTGGGCGGGTGCCCGAGTGCAGTGGGACAGCGGCGCGATTGAAGTTGGCCCTATCGGCAACGGCACTATCGACCTCCCTGCTCCGTATGTTTGCGTCGGTGCTCGCACCTGCGGCGGCTCGTCCACAGCGAACTGTATTTGGCTGCGCGGCGTCATTCTGAGGAACCAATGATGTACATGACCAACAACGACCTTCTTGGTCTCATGCAGCACAAGTATCCCGACCTCCAACCGGGGAGCGACTACCTGATCGCGCAGAAGGTGCCCAACGAGGGCTTCGAGCTACAGGAGCACGCCTACATTTTCCGATGGGGCGCTGCCAACGTGAAGCAACCTTCGCAGAAGCAGTTGGTCGCGTATTGGGAGGCCAACCGCGACGCGATCCTCGACCTTCAGATCGCTGACGCGCTCCGCGTGGAGCGGGACAAGCGATTGGCCGAAGCGGATGCGCTCGTAGAGCGCGCCATCGACAAGGGCGACGCTGCGGCTGAACGGGCGGCTCGTGATTACCGACAAGCACTGCGCGACGTGCCACAGCAGGAGGGATTCCCCTCTATCTGCGAGTGGCCTGTTGCGCCCAATTAACTTAGGAGTACGTTAGATATGGAATCCGGTGACTTCACCGACGTAGGGCAACGGGTCGGAGTGGGAGTCGCCGGGGCCAGCTACACGCTGCTCGGGCTACCTCTTTCCGATTGGGTAGCAATCGTCACGCTGATCTACCTCGTCATGTCGGCCATCGCGGTCGCACCGAAGACGTGGGACACGCTCAAGCGCTGGCTCAACAAGGACAAGCACG